CTTGAATTTATCGCTGCGGGAATTTATGCAACGAGCATGTTTAAACGTTTCATAGCATTCTGTTTTAACAAAACTCTTGCATTTTAGATGCTTTCCTCTGACAGGACCCCCGGCTTCATACACAGCGCGGAGCTCTTTCTTTCTCCACTCTGGGTAATCGGTCTTGGATATCCACGTTTCAAAACTCACATCAGTACCACTACTGAGTGGAACCATGTGAGCTCTGAGCCAGATTCGAACATATTGTCGCAATCTCCTGAGATCCGAACGCGAGACCTCAGGAACAATCCGACAAAACCGTTTTATCGCGCCAGCCTTCGTAGTAGCCAAATCAGTGCGACTTGGATACAAAGGAGCAGCGCCTCGAACGTACAGACCGGGTATGGCGCGAGCTATAGGCTGCTCTTCAGTACCCGGGGTAAGCCGCTCTTCGAGGACAACACCCTTCCTAGCTCTCCCGACATCACCCATAAGAGCGCCCTGCTGAAGAACAGTATACCCTCTGAGTGTTATCGGTCTTGTGCGGTCGGTGACCGAGCGAGTACAGACCGGATTCAAAAATCCACACCGAAGCGAAGAGATTGACTCTCTTCACGTCTGTGTAAAATCAAATCACGGGTGTACTCGACCGTATCATCTACCACAGTGAGCGTCGTGTAATTTCGGTTGAGATTAGACAGCCTTTGACGGACAAAGCACCTAGCACTGCGCTCGAACTCAACCATGTCTGCGTGAAATCCATACTTCTCAATTAGTTCTGCAACAATAACAGCGCTAACCAATCTTCTATAGACCACGTCGCGACAGTGTCTAATCAAGCGCAGACTCAGCTCTGAAATCTGCGGATCTCTGTCTAATATCGGTGTGTGCATATCTACCATTGACCTGCACTCGTCGTTTATTTCCAACCGAGGCCGCATGTTAACAACTGTCCACACGCGAACCGCCGTCAAACAATAAAATAAACTACGCACGGGATAATCCAATCTGAAATACATGTAGAAACAAAACAACAAGAAACATCCAAACACCCAAATCGTACACATAAGCGGCTTATTCAATTCAGAACAGACAACATAGTCAAACTCCACATTAAAATCGGCTACTTTAGCGCGCACAAAATGCTTGTCCGGACGAAACATCCAAACTGCCCGCGACAGCGTCTTTGTCAAATCATTCGAAACGTAGTAAGGCAACTTGTCTTCAACAAAACAAATATACTTTGCCTGCGCAACGAATTCAATAAAAGAGCCATCAACGGAACGCAGATAATAGTCATCCATATCGGCTTCTCCTGCGAGAATCCGGTGTCTATAAGCATCCCATATGTATCTGAACCTACGTAGCCACACCTCCTGACTAGTAGGACACACTGTCGTATTCAATTCAAAATTAACTAATGCATAATCACTAGTATTACAAAATGGCAAACACAAGTAAAAGCAACCAACAACAGCCAACACAATTAACACCAACAATCCAACATCAAACATCTGTTTTACAACATCAAATCCAACTATGACACCATTAGCATCAACATGCCGAGCCCTATCTTCCTTCTCCTCGTGTCTTTCCTCCTTCCTATCACGGGCTCGTTCCTCAAGAGCGTCCAAGCGACCCTGTAGCTGGTACAAGGCTACATCAACACCCCTACGAACCAACTCACGATTCTCCGGCCGCACGCGCCTTTCGACGCGGGCGTGTTTTTGTTCTTTGTTATCCATGATCATGCAAAGAAAAATAAACTAAACACAATAGTGACCACGTAAATGTTCTGTTTATGAAACCGTACCCAATATAGCCATGGACGGCCCGCCGATTAGTAAGTCATAGCACCAGAGGTCACTGGCCTACTACCAACTTACGGTGTAACATGTAGCTGGTACAAGGTGAAACCAAGGAGGTGGTGTGCAGGCACCTAGGGAAGAAGACACAGATCCCGTTTCTTAAGCGGGGCAACAGCTCTCCTCCGTCTAGTTTAATGCACACGACCCGTCCAATCGCTAACCTCATACTTTCCTGCTGAAACTGATGTATTGGGTCATCCGCTGCTTACAAAGCTAAACACGATCCCCCAAATCCACCAATAATAAGATGCACAGGC